AGGAGGATATCGAGGACTGGAGAGCAATTAAGAAATGTATAGAACGAACTGAAGATAGAAACAATGGCAAACTTTTCTCGTAGTAAGACATATAGAACCCGTGCCGAGAAGTACATGGAACTTGACAACCTACACAAGAGGGTTGTTGCCATGCTAAATAAGACGGGACTTAGAAACGATCCGAAGGCTTATCTCGCCTTTGATCTTGCTCTCTACCCCATGGATATTGATCAGAGGAGGAGGATTCTTAAGAGGATCTTCAGCCCTGACGGAAGGGAGATTAAGGAGGAGCATAAAGAACACATTGAATTGTTAGAAACTTTTTTCGATAGAAATTGTAAAAGTTTATAATTCTTTTGTATATTTGTATAACCTAATAAAAAATAAATAACTATGGAAAACGGAGAAAAATGTGCATTTGGTTTTGAAGGTTTAACAAGCCTTGCGGAAGGTCTAACTAAACGTGAATACTTTGCAATACATATTGCTACAGGATTATCTGTTCAAGCTATTGCAGGTATCCATAATATCCCTCAAACTATGGCAGCAGATGTACCTTATGCAGCTGTACTTATTGCAGACGGACTATTAAAAGAACTTGATAAAACTAAATAACTATGAAAGACTACTGCCGTTATTGCGATTCTGAACAGATTAAAGAACGAATTGCAGACATTAAACAAACCAATAGAAGATACCGTGACTGGGATGATTCAGACGTACAAGAACTATTCGAAGACGAAATAGGATTGTGCTACGAATGCACGAAAGAGGAAGACGCGGATATGGATAGAGATGAATATTAATTAGTAAATTACACACAAAATGTCAAACATAACAATTTCACCAAAGACGGTAATGCCGTTCATCGAACCTCGCAAAGAGGAAATGATTAAGCTAATGGGAGGAGAGGAAGTTCTCATGAGAGAGATGTCCTTTGCCATTCAAGCTGCTAACAACAATGTAGTTCTAGCGAACTCAAACCCTCAATCTGTAGCCATGGCCGTGTTCAACTGTGCCTTGACTAAATTGTCACTCAACCCTGTAATGAACCTAGCTTACCTAGTTCCTTTCAAGGGCAACGCGAAGCTAATGCCAGGGTATCAGGGCATGATTAAACTTATCTCTGACACAGGGATTATCAAGTCTGTATCTTCAGCGGTAGTTTACCGAGGGGACGAGTTCGACTTCGTTCAAGGAACTAACCCTGAGATTATTCACAAGCCTAAGGGGGAGACCTTCAAGGACAGCGATGTGATAGCTGTGTATGCGATCTTTGTACTGCACAATGACGAGAAGTTATTCGAGATCATGTGGAAGCCTCAGATTGATGCCATTAAGAATCGTTCAGAGACTGGCCGTAAGGATATAGGCCCATGGTCTACTGACTACGCAGAGATGGCTCGTAAGACTGTTGTGAAGAGAGGATGGAAGTCTATACCTAAATCTTCGTTTGCTTTGGATAAGATTGAGAAGGTTAATACCGCTATCTCTATCGACAACGAGGAATACAAGACTGTTGAGTACGTTAAGATGAGCGAGGAGCAAATCGAGAGACTACTTGAGAAGACAACCAATGTAGTGGAACTTGAGGCTGCTCTATCTGACGAGTCTGTGATGATCGATCCAGAACAGAAAAAGGAGATCATTGAGAAAGCTAAATCTAAAAATAAGAAGGGAGGTGATAGTGAATAATCTATTGAATGAAATCTTAAAGGAACAAGCTATGGCCGCAGATCAGCGGTCACAGGCTTGGTTCAACGCTCGTGTGGGTAAGTTTACCTCGTCAGAGATATACAAATTGCTAACCAACCCTCAATCAAAGGAGGCTCGTGAGAAAGGGGAGATGTCTGAGACAGCTAAGTCTTACGTTATGTCTAAGGTTGCCGAGGAAATGGCCGGAACGGAACAGACTACTAACTCTGCCGCTACAGACTGGGGCTTGGAACACGAGGCTGAGGCTTGTAATCTATACGCAGAACTCATGGAATCTACGGTAGATTCTACGGGGTTCATTCCTTACGGAGACCACGCAGGAGGATCACCTGATGGCATCTGCTCACGCTTCGGTGTGATTGAGATTAAGTGTCCTTACAACTTTGAGAACCACGTTCAGAACCTGCTCATTAAAGATGAGGCTGAGTTACTCAAGGAGAGAAAGGCTTACTGGTGGCAGTTACAAATGAATATGTTGGTAGCAGGTAAAGAGGAAGGGATGTTCATATCTTACGATCCTCGCATGGACGGTAAGAACAAGATGGCAATAATTCCCGTACATTTGCAGAGCAACACAAAGGAAGTTATTGATACCGTTCTTGAGAAGGCAGTAGCATATAAAAAACACTTAATAGAAATACTCACACAAAGATGATTTTAGACGATCACAAAAAGCATCAGATCATTGCATCTGTTATCCATGCCAATGCCTTTATTAATATCTCAGACCATATAGGTCCTCCCTTCTGGGAGAAGGAGGTGAAGATGAAGGGCAATCAATTTATCAAGGCAGCTGAACAGAAGTATAAAGTATTAGCCACTGCTCTATTTGATATAGAGGGAGGAGGGTTTTACCTTAAAGCTTTAGAGGATGCTGAGGAATTAGTTCAGGAGATCGCCACTCTACCGTGGTTCTCATATCACGATATTGTACAAATCATTAAAACTTATAAACATGAACAAGCTCTTCAACAAGCTAATGCTATTAAAGAAGAACTGGACAATAAAGATAAATAAACAGGAGTTGGCTATAGTTTTTATAGCCCTCTTCATGCTTATCTTATTTGCCTTCTTGCATTTACGCAGTGTAAAAAAGAATCAAGATAACACTCAATACGAAAACTACCTTAGGAAAGAGATACAGGACAAACAAGAACAAATAGATCAGCACAAACAGAACATTGCTGATCTACAGAACAGAATGTCCACACTCAAAGGAGAGGTAATTTTTATAGAGAGTAAGGAACAAACCACTAAAAAAAAATACAAAGATGAAAAAAGGTATATTGATCTTGCTACTCCTAGTCAGCAATCAAGTCTTCTCTCAGCTAACCTTACCCAGCTCAAGGATCTTGATCGGAAAGGATACTTTGACTTGCCTCAAAACTGAGGAAGTTAAGCTAATCAATAAGGTATTTGCATCTGAGAAGTTCTACCACTCCATGTATAAAACAAATATGGAGAAGATAGATAATCTTAGCGAGCAGATATCTTTAGCTGAGGATATTGCTAATCAGTATATGCTCTCACTTGAGGCAAAGGAAAAGCAATATGAAAATCTCAATCTACTATACGATCAGAAGGTGATTGATTACAACTCATTAGAGGACGATTACTGGAGAATGAATGGTAAGAGATGGGGATGGAAGACAGCTACGATTCTTGGCGTTCCTATCGCTTTTACAGGGGGTGTTTTATTAACCGCTAAACTATTAAAATAAAAAATTATGCAACCACTATTTGATCGAGTTAAGTTTAAACTTGTAACTAAGAAAAATATTCAGTCCGATGTATTACACACTGATTTCGTGTCTCGCAATGTGCCTGATGAAGGTATTGTTGTCTCTATGGGAGAAGAAGTGACAGAAGTTAAGATGAATGACCGCATTAAGTTTGCCGATAAGAAGGTGACATGGGTAATGGAGAATGATGTTAAATACGGTTTAATCGCTCAGGGAGATATACTTCTTGTAATAGAAGATGAAAACATACAGGAGGGTTAAATACTGGACCGGTGTCGCTATTGAGAAAGGCTTATGCTTTAAGTGGGATGGCGAAAACAATATGGTTCATTTTGATGGTGCTAGGACAGGCTTCTTCCACTCATGGGGTTTCTCAAGTGGAGAGTCTGTCGGTATCATTGAATCTATGGATGGTGATCTTCACTTAGTTGATCCATCCTTTATTAAATTTACATACTCAGATAGTGTCTCAGAGTCCCTTAATGAGATGCTACACTTTATACATGACGAGGAAAGTAGACAGAGGGTTATTGATATTATATTTAAGATGAAGGAATGAAGGTAAATGTAAAACCATAAAAGTGGTTTTACTATCACCTCCTGCCATGCAATGGATTATTTTTTATACTTTTCGTAAAAATGCTTCCTACAAAGATTTTTTGAGTGATGTGGTTGATCACATTCTTCCATTAAACACTTTCTTACAACCTTGTTGTCTTGTACAGAATCAAGCATCCCCCAATTAGGAATAACGCCTTTATTTTTAGATATTGCATTATACCTTTTTGAGTCTATTAATTCTAAAACAACATTAGGATAATATTTACTCATTCTTTTTAACTTCGTTTTAGACTTATTATCCATCCAACCTTTTACCTCTATGTAGTATATACTGCCGTCAATATTTGTAATCCTAAAATCAGGCAAATACGACCTAACACCTCTTTTAATTGCTTCAAACCAAAATGTTTCAGGCTCATGTTCCCAGGCAGCTATTTCTTTATTTTGTTTTAAAAATTCTAAATACGCAGCAATATTAGCTTCCCAAGAAGATCTTGCAAAAAAAATATTACCGCCTATTGATATAGTTCCTTTTTTGGATTTGCTATATATGTTTGCAGGGCTGTTTTTTAATCTGTAGTTCATTAGTTTTGACATTCTATTAGATACTGCTTGCCTGTGTTCAATGCTATTTAATTTTGAGTTTGGATCTTGCCACATTTTTTTTACTCGTTCAGACATCTTTTGTTTTAACTCCTTACTATGTGTTTTACCCAACATTCCTCTAGGATGTCCATTTTCTTTTATCCATTTTTTATTTGTTATAGATATTCTTATTTTATCCTCTTCGCTTGTTATTCTAAATTTATCAAACTTATCAGTCTTAACCAACTCTTTCATAAATGCAGAATGTCCAGGTCTTTTTTTACCTACTTTGGATTTAGCTGCTCTTCTTTGAAAATCTATAAAAAAATCAGAGTTTTTATTTAACCTGAGTTTTAATTGCGCTGCTTTTACCCTTATTTGCGACTCAGTTTTATTTAACTGTTCACAACACCACATTTTCCCCTTTTCAGGGTAATTTTTTATTAAAAAATCTATTTCTTCTTGAGTAAATGCCATATGCAAATATAATCAAGATTCTGTTAATCTGCTAAAAACTAAATAAAAAACTATAAATACTTATCCTTTTTTAGTGCTTTTCCCATCACGCCCATTCCTTCTACGATTAGCCGATTGACTCTCTTTAACAACTTTGCCTGATTTAGTGTGGCTCATGTCTTTACCATCTTTATTACCTGTTGTACCAGCCTTACGGTTCTCCTTGTTCAGTTCTGAACGATACTTACGTCTCGCGGGAGTAGAATGATATTCCTTGTTATACTCATCCTTCTTGGCCTTAGCCTTTGGATGTGACTGAAAGTATTTAGCACTCTCTGATTTTCCTTTTTTAGTGCCTGCTAGTGAATTTCTCATGTGACAAATATACGTATAAAAATGTTACAAGCCTTCTGAGTAATATGCTATCTTGAGCATCTCATATAACTTGAATACATAGGCCCAACGGCTATCTTTTTGGAGCAATTTTTCTCTTGACATGGTATGCCAATCTGTGTGATACTCCGCATTGACAAAAATGATGTTGGTAGGATTGAGACGATAAGCAGGAAAAGCTCCCTTGCCAAGAATATGAAAGCAGATTGATGGAGAGAACTCTAAGTCTCTTCCTGTTACATAACACTTGTGCTTTCTAGTCTCCCATAGATGTTTGAAGAGATCCATCTCGCCAGTAGCCTTGTACTTCTTCTTCATTGGAGTACGCTTCAACCCTTTAGACTTAGGCTTCGCATCCTCTCTGTAGTTCTTACAGAATGTACGGTTAAAATCCGTACAAAAACATTCCTCGGCTTGACACTTCATTGGAGTTTCATTTTGTTAGAAACACATAAGGAGGATTTCTCCCCCTTATATGTAACCTAAATCAATAATCAATAAATCTATGAGAAACAATTGAACATCGCAAATGTACAAAATAATCTTTTGTAATTGCAAATGTTAATAAATTTAATTTTCCTCAGTTGATTCGTTAGCCATTGTTTTGCTGTTGTAACAATTCCCAAATTAAATATGATTGCGGCGCTGTGTCGTGCCATTCCCAACCGTCTATTGATTCCCTGTTGCCGTCCCTTTCGAGTGAGTACGTTGGAGCGTAAACGAAGTGAGGAGCGTAGAACCATTGGTCTTCTGCATATTTATAAAATCCGCTTGTATCTTCCATAATGTTATCCAGTAATTAACCAGTTTTTACCAGTTGCTATTGCTCTTTCTCCAGCAGTCAATGCTGATGCACCCCAGTTTCTAAATATATTTATTGTTGCGCTTGTTGTTGCAGTTCTATCCACTAAATTGTTAAATATCTCTACAAGTGCAGTTCGTGAAAGTTGACAATCTTGTATGTTTATTGTTCTTGAAAATACCATTGGTATTCTATATAAAGAGTTACAACCTTGCGCAAATCCACTATAATCAGTTCCGCTTGTAGTTGTAATTGATGCAGTTGAAAACGCTGGAATAGAATTCAAACTTGAACAACCTATAATCATAGATGACATATTGTTGACGTTTGCAGTATTAAATAAAGGCAATGATTGTAATCTTGCGCAAGATGAAAACATACTTTGCGTAATTACTACGTTTGCAGTGTTGAATAAAGGAACAGAACGTAATGAAGCGCAAGAATTAAACATATTACCCATATTTGTCACGTTCTGTGTATTAAATAATGGTACTGATTCAAGCGAACTGCAATTTTGAAATATACTTTGCATAAGAATAACATTACCAGTATTGAATAAAGGAACGCTTTTTAATGATGAGCAGTTTATAAACATTGACCTCATATCTGTTACGTTAGTGGTGTTGAATAAAGGAACAGATTGAAGTGAACTACAACTTGCAAAGAAACCTTGCAAATTTGTACATCCACCTATTGTTTTAATATATACTCGTTCAACGTACCTATGTGCTGGAACTCCATTTCCAAAAAGAATACTTGAACCACTTGTTGCATTCGGCATTGACAAAATGCAATCTAAAAATCCACTTGCATATGTAGTTGTTTGTGTAGGTGTTGATGGGTATGAAATTTGAAAACTGCAAAATGTTAAATTCCCACTTACTGCGGTGACAACAACCATTGCTTGTTTGTATCCACGACTGCAAAGAGTTGAATTACTCGTGTCATATGTTGCATAATTATATTCGTGAATTGCATTTGAACCACTATTAACCAAATCAATAACTCCATCTCCCCAATCCACGCGATATTGACCAGCACTTGTATTGAAGCGGAAAGAACAAAAATTGTTGCCTTCTGGAAAGATAGCGTGAAGACCTACAAATGTTTGGTCAGCACTTGTTATTCCTGTCGGCATAGGTAGCCAATCGGAAGGTCTAACCCATTCATCCCCACCGCTTGAAATTGGTAACTTAAAACTTCCTGTTGCCATTAGTTAAAGATGTTAATTGAAACGATAATGTCTGACGTTGGTAAGTTGGTAGCGTATAACTTCACCGAGCCACTCGCGCTTGATGTAGCAGGTAGCACTTGCGCTGCCTGTACTATTGCAATGGTGCTGTTAGCAGGAATAACGTCAACGATGCTCGTACTTGTAATGTTTACATTTGAATAGGTGTATTCGTATAAGCCACTCACCAAAGACCAACCGCCCGAAGTTAGCGTTACAGGTGTAACTTGTAGCACGGTTGTTTTTGAATTTAACTGAGTTTGAACAGAAGATGTTACTCCATCAAGATACCCAAACTCTGTGTTATCTACGGTTCCTGCTCCTATATTGGCGGCTGGTATTCCAGTAGGCAACATCGTAGTGGTTATATTATCATTGGTCCAAACATTGCCTAATGATGTTTTAAATGTAAGGACTTGACCATTTGTTGGAGTTCCTACAATTCTAACATTATGAAGCTCGTCTAACTCGTAACCATTATCGCACTTCACATATATCTTCCCATGAACAGCATGGGCATATTCAACATATCCAACAACAACAAGATGATCAGGAGCCACTGGCTTCACGTTTGTTAGCTGTCCTGCTACTGTTGGAGATAGGTATAGAATGTCTCCGTCTACCCATGTTTCCCCCTGTAGAGATCCTGTTGTGTTAATCTCACGAACAGCCCCAATAGTAGTTATAAAACCCTCTTGGTTGTTGTTTATCGTTTCTGTTACAAGTCCTATTGTGGTGGCTGAGTTTATATCGCTGTCGGCTAATGCAAGTTTAACGGCTAGGCGTTGTCCCGATGCCCCTCCCTCACTAACCAATCTCAAACGAACCGCCTGATAGTTAGCCTCCAATAAATCTACACCACTCTTATTTACAGCGAGAATAACCATCTCTTGGCCTAATTGGAGAGTAACATTACCCCCTTTCAATCCAAGGTCAGCAGTACCATCTGTGTCGTTCCAACGCATCACAGCAACACCCGCTGTTCCTGTTGGTGTTTGGTCGAACTCTATCTGTCCTGCCTTCAACTCATACTCCCCTAGGTCTACATCTCCTGTCGCTCCTGTATAGGGAACCTTATCGTCTAGGGCGGCTTGCAAATCGGTCTGATCAGCAAGATTTCCTGTAATAGAACCCCATACAACAGATCCTCCACCCATAGATTCATAGGCCGATCCATCCCAAACATACGGCTCAGGAACACTCATGTCAATATAAATGACATCAGCCGAACCTGTTATAGGAAAAGATGCAAAGTTTGCATATTGCTCTACGTTTTTAGCTATCAAAAGTTGATAAGAGGTGCCATCCCAATAGTAGGCACTATTGTCAGCCTCATCAATATATATTACTGATTGAGTCCCCGTTACAGGAAAAGAGGCGAAGTTTGGATAGGCTGCTACTACTCCTCCTACATAAGTTGGGCCTGGAGAGAATCCTTGGAACACTTCTGAGGAGAGGAAGTCAAACACTTCAAAGATTCTACTGCTGTAGTCAGGTCCCGTGCTTGTTGTATCTATTGGATCATAGGTGACAGAAGTTGTACTGCCTACGATTTGTTGAAGATTAAATACTTGAAATGAAATAGTGCTGCCGTTATCTGTAAATTGAATCGTCCGTGCATTATTATTCTCATACCCAATGGAGATAGAATTTAATGCACTAAAAGCCCCAATAACATTGGAGCGATTATACAATTTCACCATCCCTGAGGACAGTCTTTCAATCTTAGTTACGTTCTTATTTGACATTAACTTACAAGCATTAGTACTGACGCAATCTCATCTTCAGAGGCGTTAATACAAAAGTACTGAAAATTACCGTATTTGTCAGCCATTGACTGACTTATTTTTTCAAATGTTGAGCTGTTTACTCCGTGGCTTATCATCTTGCCAATCACATACTTAGCATCGGCATGAGATCTAGCTGTAGAGGGAGCTACAAATTCAATGGGTTGTATCTTTTCTACAATAGGACTCTGCTTACTATCATCCTCTTTCTGAGGTATAGAGATACGTTCTGCCTTTCTCTTTTTAAAGCTTGATTTAACTTTATTATAATTTGACTCTCCGTATAGAAACTCAAAGAATTGTTTTGTTGTTACCCTTTCCGACTCAAACTTCTTCTGAACTTCTTCCAGAGCCTGGCCAATAGGGAAATTAAGGGACTTACTATACCTTCGAAGAGACTTAATAGTACTGCACTTAGCAACCATAATAGGATCCAAGGCATGATCTTCAGCCACCTCCTTCCACGATTTAACTTCATGATATTCTGTTGGTTTTTTATTCTTTTCAAATTGAAAGTCTACGGGTATTCCGAGTGCCGTGCAGCTCATTATAAGGAGTTTTATATTGGCTATGGCTGTTATCACCTCCTTAGGTCTAGCGTCCTCACATATGGCTGTAAATGAGTCTGAACATCTCTCTACGCCACTCTCTGTAATAGAAATATAGCCACTTACCCTTGCACTCTTAGGGGTGAGAGTCTCCTCCTTGATTAATCTCCATGAAGATGTAGGGCTATTTAATTGGCCGTTCAAGATCGTGTAGAGATCCATCAGGGCTTTCTCCTCCGAAGAGAGAGAGAACGGTACTTTAAAACTCATGTGTGTGTTGTTTTTTATTGTTCTTCGGATGGTGTGTCACCCTTCTTCTTGTATCGCGTAAAGATACTCTCAATAACTGTAAGTCCCAAACCTCCCCCTGCAATAACTAAAAGGCCCTCGAACATATATTCAGGGCATTTATATTCTGTAAATGTAGCAATGTAGGCAAATGATATACAAACAAGAAGAGAGAGAATGGCACTTGCTCTCTTAGAGCTTGCATCTCCCTCGCTGCTAAGTAATGACTTAAGCCATTTCCTCATAACATTTTCATAATCATCTCAACGATAAAACCACCTAAAATACCCATGCCCGTTGCTATACCTGCAATTCTAGCCTGGCTAATCTTTTGCTTCTGAATAAAACGATCATGTTGAGCCACCTTGTCAACAAGACCTTCAATTTTCATCTGCTCGTCTCCGATCAACACGTGATATATACGGTCAATCTTTTTATTCATGTTCTGAAGCTCTTCGTGTATCAATGTAATTTCTTTTTCAGTGTTCATAATTAACCGTAAATTTCAGTGAATAGTTTGTCAGAATATGGCAAATACACAGTCTTTCCGTTCTTCTTTGTAGCTATCAATACCTGCCCTCTATTGTGTAGTCTTGAGTATGAAACATGGATCCACTCAGGGTTAGATCCATTCTTAAATTCAGCGATGATCTGATCGAATTTTAAATTGTTTTTTATAAATAAGAAAAGATCTTTGTTATTACCATTTTTGAATATATCGCAGTCGATATCTAGAGCCTCACCCTTCATGTGCTGCGATGTTTTAGATCCACCAACAGCCTTATTTAATTTGGGACTTCTATACCCTGAGGCAATCCCTAGAGGATTACCGACAAATTCACGACACGGATCAAATATTTTAGAGCAAACCTCCCTTAAGTTATCTCTAACTTCTACTGGAGGATTGTTGTCAATACCTAGACGAGCTGCTGTAACTGATTTACTGCACTCCTCTAAAGTCGCGTATTTGCTTAGTGCCGTCATTATCCAAATAGATTACTTTCTAACATTAACATTTCAAATTTGCTTCCTAGGCTAACACCTTCTAACACATTGATCATATCACTGTATTCTGCAACTGCCTTTGTTTGCTTTGTTCTATATGTTTGTAGGAAATCAAATACACACAAATCCTCTGTCTTAAAAATCTTTACGCTAGTCTCCTCGTAAGCTTCATATAGAGCATACTCCATCTCATAAGACTGAGAAATTACATCCGATAAATTAGAAAAAGTAAGAACAGGCTTTGTAATAGTCGGCAACTCAGGAGTTACATTCCAATTAACCAAGAAGTCTTCAATACCCTTAGCATGGCTGAACTCATCTTCTGATTCCTTAGCGAAAAAAGCACCTGCCTTAAAGAAACCTACGTTATTACACCAGTTAGATGCAGAACGATAAAAATAAGCAGCTGTAAACTCATCCTTCAAACGAGGGAGGAGTAAGTTTACAATCTCTGAAGATAATTTTACTGGTTTTTTCATAGTCACAAATTTACACTTTTTTTATTCAACTGGCGTTATTTTGCCATTATAATCTTTATAAAAATAATCACTTGCTTTTGGCTCTTTACCTGGCACAGGAGTTACATTATACTTATACAAATCATTGAAGTAAGTATTCATTGCTTTTATCGCTCCGATATTTTCAACTTTATTAGGATCAAGGGCGTTGTAAGAATCTTTATAAGGACTGCTATCTATAAGCTTCTGTACACCTTCTTGTACATCTTTCGAGGTTGATAATTTAGAGGCAGATGAGAATTTACCTGTAGCACGTGCTGTTTGGTACGCTTCAACCCACTTCTTCTTTTGCTCTTGGCTTTCAAAGTAGTCACTTGACATTGAAGGTTCCTTTGGAGCTTCTTCTGGTTTAGCAAGTTTTGCCTCTACTTTAGCTTGATGCACTGCTAAGTCATAGTAATATTGGATTTGAGCAAATTTCTCTGCTTCTTGTTCAACATTATTTTCAGGCATTCTGTCTATACGCTCTTTATTTTTTTCAATTAGTTTGTTGAACTTATCGCTAGCTGAATTTGAAAGAGTTTCATTGAGAACTTTCTTTTGGTCAGAAGGCATTCCAGGAATATCAACAGTTACGGATATCATTCCATTACCATCAATATCAAAATCAAGAACTCCTTCAACCATATTCTCTCCGTTCTTATTGAGAATAACTATATTCTGCTTGTCTTGAACATCTTTCTTTATAAGTTTAACTACATCCTTTATAAATGGCAAGCTAATACCTGTTACAACGCCAATTTGACTAGCTAAAGTAAGACCTCCAGCTAAGAATTTTCTGTACTCCACAACTTCAGGATCGTCAAAGAATTTACCCATTTGATCAAAGAAATCTGTAATAGTAGCTCCCTTGTATTTATCACTACCTGATAAGCGATCAAATTCTTTTTGAGCTTGGTTAGCAATAACATCAGCAGGAGGAATATACATTGTAGTTGCCATGTAAACAAACTTCTCTGCTGCTCCGTATTGCCCTGTCTCTACAGGCTCTTGGAAGTACATAGAGGCTAAAGCATCAGCAGCCATTTGTTTCTGCTCCTTGTTATCCGTGCTATTGTATAAGTAATTCAAACATCCCACAGCAATAGCTCTACCATTGGCACCGTATTTAGATGTAGCAACTGTTGTAACAAAGTTTAACGTAGTATTAAATGCAGTATCCCATCTACCTTCTTCTGTAGTGAACATCTCCATCTTTTTATCGCCCTTTTTCTTCTCCTCGTCATCACCAAGAGCAGACTTCATAGCAGCGTCAATAAGGTTGTATATCAAGTAATATGAGCCTAGACGATATGAAGAGCCTATCATATCTTTAATTCCTCCTGATACATCTCTTCCTGTTCCTGCTTGCCAAGCACCTGAGACAAAGTTCTTGACGTCACGACCAACAAAGTTGTTGAACACATTTGTCATTTGAGCAAAGGTATCACTAGAACTTACCATTCCCTCTTCGTCCTTTATCTTCACTCCAGGGAATAACTTCTTAATATCAGTAATAGGATTTACCGCAACGAATTGTTTGCCTTGACCTTTGAACGCTCCTCCTTTGATTCTTTCAATCTGTTGGTTGGCATAAGACGAGGCTTGTTGCATAGCGTAGAAGTACTCATCATTCTCAAGGTGTTTAGCTTCATTGTATTTCTCTCCTGTTAACTCTTTAAATTTAGCATCAAATTCAGCTTTCCATTCACCTGCTGTAAGTGGACCTGAAATATTCATAAGCATATTAACGGTATTATTGTAGAAAGAAAATAAATTATTCTTATCTACTTTTCCATTGCCGTATTTTGCGTATGACTTCATAGTCCATCCCATAAACTGTACAGGACTATCAAATTTTTCCATTAACTTTAAAGCCTCTCTCGCTTGAACAGGATTTACAGGACTAGTAAGTGCCTTAGGCCCAATCTTAGCAAAATTACTAAGTTGATTAAATATACCTGAAAGTAAGTTTGTCCCAAATTCAGCAGGAGTTCTCACCTTACCAATCAAAGCGTATGAAGCAAAACCTCCAAATGCTCTGGTGATAACATTCTTAGCAGACTTCTCTAACTCAAAGTCAACACGCTTTCTGTTCCAGTCTTGAATAGCTTGTAGTAAAGCCTTCTCATCAGGATTAGCATTCTCCTTAGCGTTTCTAAATACTTCATTTGTCTGTTGAATAGCATCGTTCAAATACAAGTCACGAGACGCTTCGTAGATTTGAGTTGCCATTACTCTGTCAAGATTCAAGTCGATAGCATCTGTAGGAGTCTCAAGCACACGAGCGTATGAAGATCCTGCACGAAGACCACCAACCTTACCACCTGTTCCTGCTACTAAATCTGCATCTTGAGAGGAAGATTTTCCTAGAGGCTTTCTTGGGTAGTGTACAGCACTGATTTCTCCGTTAATACCACGGATAGCATTGGCACTTACAAGAGCCTCTCCAATTTCTTTCTTATTTATTCTTTGAGTAGCCTCGTATAGCTTATACTCAGCCTCACTCATTACAGACTTAGGGTCGTTTAAGAAAGCTTCGTAAACCTTTGTGTAATCCAACTTGCCGTTTGTTTGGAAGCGAGGATCATTACTTAATTTAGAGTAGATATCTTTAACGATATGAAGAGAGCCATCATTGTGGTAAGCCTTCTTAACATCAGCCTTCTCTAAGTTCTCGCCCCAGAAGTCTTTTGTATCAGCCTTCTGCTCCATAGCCTTACTAGCGTAGTCAAAGATGCTTGATAGCATAGCTACACGAGTGGAGTAATACTTATCAGCTTTTACATTGATATTCTCACCACGCTTAAGTATAGAACCTTTGTCATATTCTGATCTCTTAACAAGAACATCTCCTTTGAACTTACTCTCTTGACGAGCCTTGTAATAATCATCCATCAATCTCTCCGTATTCTTACGCATCTTAGTGAATGCCGAGTTGATTGGTTGAATAACATTATTATAGATAGGTCCTGAAGAAAGTCCAAGTACACGTTCTATTTGAGCAGGCTCCGTAAGTTTAAGTAAGTTTCTCAACTTAGTTAAATCAGGAGAATTTAATGAGTCGTATATTTTTGATAATTGCTTAACAATGCTCTCTCCCTTCTTCTGTCCTCTTGTCTCTGCCTTGTTTACAATCTCACGTAATTCTTTCTCAGCTACAAAACCATCAGCCATACGATCCATTACCTCTGTCAGCTTGACAATATCTTTAACATCTAAAGACATTAGCATCTCAGGCTTTGTAAGCATGATCTCTAATCGCTTGTAAACTTCTGCTTGTTGGCCAATGAATCCTGACTTATCAACATAATTAGACATATCAACAATGTCATCGATCATGTTTTCTTTCAAGTCATTAATTTGATCCTGGTGCTGTTGTTCGTAAACTCTAAGACCATTTTCCTTAGTGTATAAGTCATTCAAAGCATCGTTGTACTCATCCTCTGTAACCTTACCGTTATTGTAGAGAGAGTCAAGTATTCTCTTCGCTTTGTTAACCTTCTTTACAAATTCATTGTACTCTGATAAATCATCAATAGTAGAGTTCTTAATATCATTAACCGCATCATTGTAATCAGACTTCTCCAACTTAGAAGGGATTTCGTTGTAGTCATTTAACACACGAGTAGCAAGATTCATATCCATGCGGCTATGGTCAGGTACACTTTGATTTAAACGAGCTACAGATTCAGCATATGCCTTTAACTCCTGATCGTTCATAAGAGGAGTGCCATCAGAGTTCACAAGAGGAAGAGATAAATATCTTCTCACCGCCTCTGTGTACTGGTTGTGTCTCTTCTTGCTCGCTCCCTTCTTATCCTTCTCAAGATCGTTAATCATTTGAGCGTACTCCTGATCGGCAACTACCTTCTCAACATAATCTGTAAGTGCCTTCATTTTAGTGTCCGTCATATCAGCGACAACTCCTGTTGCTCTTGATACGATAGCCTTTAATTGAGTAGGAGAAATCTTAGCAGAAATGCCAGAAGTCTTTAAGTATTCTTTCACCCAATTGCGTACCAATTGACGCATCTCCTTATCGTCTTTCTTATCCTGTTTAGCTTTTGCTACAGCCTCTTTAAGAGCAGCGTCCATAGCCTTAAGCTTGTCCTTCATGATCTCTTTATCTGTAGTTGTAACAACAGGCTCATTCTTTCTTGCTTCAGCTGAATCCTTAGACTTAATCTTATCAACAGAGTTCTTAACTGAGTCGCGTAGTTGGTCCACTGTAGAGAACTCCATTCCTTGAGATGTCGCATCTCCTAAAGCTTTCTCAATAGCATCAGCCTTACTCATGTTCTCAACATCCATGTAAGATTTAGCATCACCTGCTATCTTAGTTGCCAATTGATCCATCACGCTAGCCTTAGCCTTTTCAACTAGATCCTTCTTAAGAGTTTTGTCTTGAGACTTGAAGAAGCCAACTTCGTTATTAATAAAATCAGAAAGAGAATTTAACGCATTGTCTAAACCAGCACCCGATCTAATATCCTCCACAGCTTTATCTGTAGCGTTTACTATCATCTCTTCTGCCTGTGCCTTAACAATTTTCTCAGCCTTTCCAACGATACGATCAAAAGTTGCCTCATCAATGATACCCTCCTTAATCATTTGATTCTTCACATTTTGTGAAGCAGTGTAAACACCTTTACCCTTCAACATTTCTTCGTTGATAAGATTGGCAATAGTTGGAGCGATTTGCTCATCCATTGCTCTCTTAAGATCGTTTACAGCCTTGCTCTTCTCTTGAGCAGTTAAGTTCTTATAGAAATCTGAGTTCTTAAATGCCTCAATACCCTTTGCAATTGCCTCTGTTAGAGAAGCTCCTGCCTCAAGTGCTTTGGCAACAACTTCTAAGAACGGATCAATAGGATTCATCGCAAGACCGCCTCTCTTTCCTTGTCTAATTAAATCAGCAGCCTCTCTTAATCCACGTGCTATGCTTTGAGATGCAGATACAGGTTTTATTCCTGAACCATATGGAGCTATCTTTTGACTTTGTTCACTTGTTTTTAAATCTTCACCTCTTAATTTATCTGGAAGAATATCATACGCATTTATTTTCTTGTTAGGAACCCCAACAACCTCCCCCATCAAATCATTTTCATATGTTGAATGCTCTGACTTGCCACCTAATTTTTCAGGCTTTAATACAAGCATTATATCATTTTGTTGAAAATTATTATCAGCGTAAAATCCGTCTCTAAGTTCATCAACATTCACCAAAGCGTCTCTATCTTTTAATACTTTATAAAGACTACTATTAGGTTTTTTAGAAGCATCAACAAGTTCATTTAAAAATTTCTTTCTACCTGTTCCTATCTTTCCTTTTTTGCCGTTTACGGAAGCGTCTTCAATCAAAGATTCCCACGAGTCATGAGCTTCTAATACTTCTCTAATTCCTTTAACTGGCTTATTAGCGAGAACTTCTTTTTTAAATGTGTTATAATCACCAATTTTTTCTTGGAATACTTGGAACACAGCCTTATTAAACAATTTGCTCTTCTCAGGAGATCCGCTAATTATAAATATATAATCTGCCTTTTTAATATTTTTGTTTAATGTTGTTGCTTCAACACCACTTGCCCAAATAACATTCTTTTCTCTGTTTTTAGGATCCAAAGCATAGGATGGGCCTGCATCTAAATAATGCTTTTCTCCTGTTTTTGAATCCATGTAATAACCTCTTCCTAACTGATCGGCTACCCAAAACCATACGGTCTCACCTTTTGCCTCAATGTCTTTAATTAAAGCATCGATATCAATTAAGTCCTCTTCTTTTACAAAAGAAAGGTTATGACCATCAGGATTTACTCTTACAGGAGTTCCTTTAACCTTATCTGTATTGTTTAATTGAAGAGGAGATTGATTAATCACCTCATCCATAAATTCTTCAGCAATATCTTCGTTATAGTCATCACCCAATTGCTGTTTAAGATATTCTTTTGCCTTGTTTATTGCATTTACAAAACTCTCACCAGCCTCTATAGAGGTAGCAATAAGTTCAACGGCACCATCCCAAATGGCAATAGGAATACCAAGAGCAGCACTATAAGCTCTACCACTCTCACTCTTAAGCCTTCTTACTTGATCAGCAATTGACTTTCTTTCCTCTTGTGCTTTAGCATCTACATCAGATTCTCTTGCAGGATAAGCCTCTCTCTGAGCATCTACATAAGTATCACGGTAGGCTATCGCCTCATCGTACTGCTCATTTGTAAACTGCTTCTCTTCAATGTTTAACTTGTTCTCAGGATCGTAGATCATAGCAACAACATCGGGAGTGCCGTGTTTTGCTTTATTCCAACCATCTGGAGCAAACTCCTCATTGAATGGAAGACGAGAGACGATTCTAAATCCGTTCTCTTTGTATATCTTAGTAAGATATATATCGAAGTTGTCCAACTTAATACCACCTGCTTTAATAGCTTCTTTTAAGAGAGTGTCTGAGACACGTTTCGCCTCGCTATCAGGATTTTTATAGACAGCTTTAATATCACCATCAGCTCCAACAACAGCCTGGCCATCTTCATTCGTAATGATTGTGCCATTCTCCACATCTTCAACCTCAGGTATGCTAACTGACCAATAAGTTTCAGGATCATTGTTTTTAACCTCGGTTAATTTATCAACATAGGCTTGAGACTCTTCTGTTGAATTTACTTTTTTCTTCCCACCTTCTTGGGCAACTTCTTCCCCTTGGACGCTTGGTTCCACTCCTTTACGTTTACGCCCTGTTTCTCTAACTTCGCTCGGTTGGCTTGGAAGAATTTCTGTTGTGCTTGGCTCTTGTACGGCATTTGTTTTTGGTTTTTGTAGTTCTGGTTGTGTTGGTATTTCTCCTTTCTTAGGTGCCTTGAGAGAGTTTAAAACATCCTCTCTAATTTTTTCAGCTTCAATAAATCCAGGATCTTTTTTACCTAGACCTCTGTTCTTAGCACCTAATTCTATAGCTTCGGCTCTATATAATTCAGATAGCACTTCAGCTTTTTTCCCGTTACTCAAATCTGTATAACCTGGCATAGACTGCAAACCAACTTCCATAGCCTCAAGCTCTGTTAATTGTTTGTCTAACTCGTTTAATTCTTCTTGAGAGTTAAATGATGCATTTCTTAATATATAGTTTTTGTTTTGAGAGAAACTTAACAATACATTCTGTTCAACTGCACTTCTCTTACCGCCTCTTTGGAATGGAATTAATACCGCTGTTATAGACGCTCCACTTTCCCCTGATGTAATAATAGAATTAACATCGAAATCTTTATTAAATGAGGCGTTATCCCATGCTAAGTTGGCAGCCATCCCACCTAATTGATTGGCAAAGTCTTCAAGCGACTCCTCTGCAAACTCCCCTGCTGTTCTATTTAAATGTTTTTGAAGACTAGGTATGATAGCCTTACTTAACATACCCATTGCTTCTGGACGAGTTAATTTCCCTTTAGACCATTCTTTTAATATAATTTTAGTGGAAGGTTTTAAAGCGTCATAAAAACTCTTAGAGTCGGGGACTAATTGATTAATTCTACCAAGAACCATTGACATAAACAAACCCCATGCTGCCGCCTGATCATCATCTAACCCACTAGCTTTAGCTTGGTCAGTTTGATCCGAGAGCATAAGTAGAGTTGTTAATGCAGGACCACCTACAAGTCCAGACACAGCGTATGCTCCTAAATTACTGATACCTGCTGTAGTATTTAACCAGAATTTTTGAGTGCCAGAAAGACCTTCCATATCTTGAGGTTGATAGGCATTCATATCCTTAATCATCTCATCGATATATGCAGACCATTGATCAAACAATTGAGTTTCGTCTCCTAAGGCATCAGCAAGGATATCAGGCACTTTACCAATTTTAATAATAGTAGATAATCCAGGAATGAATAAATTCGTTCCTCCATATAACATTGTATAAAAGAAAGAAGTAAAGAAGTCCTCTGACTTCATTCTATCCTCTGCTATCTTTTGATTTCTTTTATCGTTCTCATCTTCCTCTTTCAGATCCTGCATTGCATTCTTTTGGTAGAATGAAGTTTCTGTATTTTGAAGATTACCTAGTTTCTGACCAAGGCGAGTCAATTCATTGATATTCTCTGGAGTCGCTCCTGTAGCCTCTGCTGCACTTGCGATTTGCTCCTTAGCTAAATTGATTTTAAGAATAGCATCACTGAACTTAACTTGATCACTCTGCTTAATTTTAGCAGAAGGGTTAATATTGCCATTCTCATCTAAGGCCCCAATAGACTTAAGAACTTCAAATTCTTTAGCTACTTGTTCTAATGGTTTTTTAGCCAATTTCTTATACGAATTTATGTCAACAGTATTTGAAAGAGTCTGATACTTAGTTTGTAAATAACGCATGGTTGTGTTGACAGCTTGACTGCGAATATTCATGATAGCTCGTTTGTCAGCATCACTTAATTCCTTTACAGGCATTGTTTGGAAACCACCTGTCTTTTTCTTATAATAATCATAAGTAGACAACATATCAGCTGCTGCTTTCTCATGATCTGTATTTCTTAAATATGTAGCGTAGTCTTTAATGTTTTGTTCGTACACATTGAGGAGTGCCTGATTTAGATTCTCCTTCTGCTTGTACAATTTCATCTTTTCCTCATAAGATATCTTAGGTTGAGCATCTAAAATCTTATCGATATTGTCTAACTCTAATTGAATGTCATACGGAGTTCTTATCTCAGTACTGTAAGCATTATTATAGCCGTTCTGATGAAGGTTTTTGTAGTCTGCATCAGCCTGTTTATTGCTTATCTCAGCAAGAGAAATTTCTAATTCTGATCCTCCTTGTTGAGGAGCAAACTTGCTGTCTTTAACTTTTTCGTAAATAGCTTGATTTGCAGGATTACTTAAGAAGTCGCTTTTATATCTTTTCACTGGCTTCCCCGTTGCAAGAGCTTGAGCGTTTTCCATTGTAGATCTAACTTCTTTAGCTTTCTCTTCTTCCCATTTCTGTAAGAAAACTTTCGATCCGTTTTTATAAAAATTATATCTTTCAAGTTCAGTTAAATCGTTAACATCACCCAATTCTAATTCGCCTGTCTCAGGGTTGGTAGTAATAAATTCTATAGAGGCTCTTTTCTTTTTTTCTTCTTGCTTCTGCTCTTGTTCTGTTACAATTTCGTTATCCTCTTTTGTATGAACATATGACGGGAAAGCTAATTGTCTTGGTCCTTTTGGAGCCATATTTTCCTGAGGCATAGAAGCATCAAACTGCTGTTGTGCTTGCTTCTCTTCCTCACTTAAACTAGGATCAATATTGTTAATAAAATCTTCCGCATCGTACTCTTCCTCCTTTTGCCAAGGGCGATCAACTTCTTTATTAATGATATTATTCCATAGACTCTCTGCTGCGTTATACAGATTAGAGGACTTTAATTTGCCAATTAGAGTATTAGAAACAGGAATTTCACGATCTTTATTATCCCCACTGATGATAGTAGGTTCCATTATTTCGTCCTGCGTAAAACCACCAAAGGCACGGTCTGCAATTTCTTTTGCAGCTGGATTACCTGCCGTCTCTAAATAGTTTTGATACCCTTGTTTATTACCCTCTCTTTGTAGTTGAATAAGATCCTTAAAGGCATCAGAGTTTTTTAACTGAACAGTGTAAGGATTTTTAGCAATGATATTAGAATAATCTTCACTTCTCTTATCCATTGAACGAACCTTGCCGTTCTCATATATATAAGCCTTATCACTTGCTGAACTTGGAGTATATGTTATAACAGGTACCTCAAATGCAGTATCTTGCTTCTTTCTTTTGAACGTAGTTCCTGCAACAGCGTTAGCGTCAGTTACAATCTTATTTACTTTATTAGCATCTGGCTCCTGCTCAGAAATAACACTACCCACTACAGTAGTTTTATCTAAGTTATTAACATCTGTATTTGGAGTTTGAGCCGCCTGTGTTTCTAAGACTTGCTCTTCAATAGATTTCTCAGGAGCGACAAGTTCAGGAGTCTCAGGCATTTCAGGAGCTTCAGGAGGAGCCTGCAAATCAGTAACAGGCATATCAGGTTTTTCCGTTGCCGCTTTCTTAGGCTTTTGGATTATTTGACCTGTCTTCTTGTTGAACCAATAAGTTCCTCTATCTTCAAAACCTTGTTTAATAAATGCCTCATCAGGACCTAATTCTCTATTAGATCCAGGACCTCCATCGGCCTCAGGCTGGCTAGCACCAACCGCTTGGGTTTCCTCTGTAATCTCTGATGGCTGCTCTGTAGGCTGAGATAATTCGTCCTCGCCATCCTTTTTTTTTTTAGGAATGTCGTAGGCGTTGATGTCTTTACCTAAACTAGACATCACTTCATCTAAACGCTTTAAGAAATTAGCATCTTTTAACTTTGCATTAAAAGTATCGTAGTCATCTTTAATATTTACAAGAGGGTTACCCTTTAATTCATCGTATAGATCTTTTGTGCTAGCCATTATTAGGATATATTTTTATAGTTTAACAAAGATAATAAGAAAACCTTAAGTTCTAAATCTTATTAAAGCTCGTTTTTAGTTAAACCTTGTTGTTTGTCAAAAACATTGAAAATAGTTCCGAAAGGATCGGTAGTTGCATTTTTACCAAGTAATCCTGCATCAGTAAATGTCAATATGAATTGTTGAGCATTAGCTTTTGCTGCGTTAGATGCAGCTGTTTGTGTTCCGTATGCATCTGTTTTTGTTGGGTATATCATGACATTTACACTTCCTTGACTTCCTTGAATAGTAGCCCATCCATTTCCTGCTTGGTCCCATATAAGATTAGTAGGTCTTCCGTTAACAACCTTACCACTTGGAGTTTTATATTGACCATCTTTAGGCTGCCAATTTTTATCTTTTGCAGCTTTATCAGTCCAAACCCAATCTATATTTTGTTTTGCAGCAGGGCTATCCTTATCTTCAAATTTCCAAAGATCATCTAATTTAATATATCTTCTTCCACCTTCATCTTTAATAGAAGCTGCTGCATCTGCCGTTTGAATAACACTGTCATCAACTGATATTGGAATAAATAAAGTGTCACCCTCTGGTTTTATACCTGTTAAATCTATAGCTTGGAATTGCTTGTTAGCATCTCCTGGAGTTATTGTTACAGTATTTCCTGTAGGTGTAGTTGGAGTACCTCCTGCATTATTGACATTAATAGTCATCGTGCCTTTTACTTGTACTCCCACATTAGCACGTAACGCGACAGCTGTTCTAACCTTATCGGCCAAATAATCATCGTAATCGGTGTATTGATCAAACTCAGCATCTGGGATTCCTTTATCTTTCTTAAAATTGAATAGCTTCTCCTCTAACTGACTTTCATTAGAGGTTTTAATTTTATCTATAATAGGCTGTATTTTATCTGAAGGTATTTCTTTTTTCAAATCAATTTGCTTCATGTTTAAAGCTGCTGATTTTATTGCTGCAACTTCTGTGTCCAAAGGCACTCGACCAACCGTTTCATCTACAATTTTCCTATTATCAGGAGCCTTAGCAAGAAGCTCTTTATTCTCTCTGTAATCTGTAACAATTGCATCTACAGACGATGGATCTTTAGCTTTTCCAATCTGTTCAACATAAAATTTATAAGCGTCTTGGTCAGCTCCTTTAATACCTTCTATCTCATTAATATCTTGCTCATAACCCTTCATCTCATTAGAGAATTTATTAAGGCTAGCAATCTCTTCAGCAAAGGCCGATCCCTCTGGAGTAGTCGCGTCCCAAATAGGGATACCTGCCGCAGCCATCTTGCTATACGTATCACGGATTTGGTTCGCCTTATTCTCTATGGCACCATTTAACACCCCTTCTGTAGTCCACGTAGGTTTTACAGCAAGAGCCGCATCGTTCTTAGTCTTTAAATCCTTTTTAGCCTGTACGCCTGCTTTTAGAGCAGCAGCTTTATTAGCCGCTTCAGCATCTATTTTACCTCCAAAATCAACAGGTTGATATACGTAAGGACTAGGTATTCTAGCGTTTGTTTCTAAAGCCATTATTTAACGTATTGTGGGTAAGCTGTTTTGTATAATTTATATGTAGCACTATCTGGAGATAAACCTGTTATCGCTTCTAAAACGTCAGCTTCTTTAAGACCTAAACCTCTAAGACTTACTGCCTGAGTAGTTAAATCTCCTACAGAGTTAGCTGCAATGGAAGAACCGATTGTTTCAAAACCAGAAGCAATTCCACCACCTATATTTTCTGTTCCTTTATTTTGAAGATCTGATATTTGCTGTTGCTGACGTAGATATGGGGCTAATTTATTAGTTTCATAAGCCTTGTCTGCATAACCTTGTAACCCACTAACTCCTTGCAAGTAGTTTTGGAGAAGACCTTGTTTAGTCATAGCTCCTTGGCCGATAATGTCAGCGTAAGTTTGATTTGCACCAGCATTAGCTTGAACTAAGGCTCCAAGACCTGCTGCTCCAGAAGGTGCCATATTAGCAATGTTCTGAGTGGTATTAGCCATGTTCTGATTAACAGCCTGCAATTGTTGAGTCATTCCAGGAGCCTCACCTTGAGCAAGGTTTAATTGTCCTGCAACGCCTCTCTTAGCAAAATCAAAGTCATACGTAGGTTGAGGGCCAAGTTTCTTCTGAAGATCCTTAGCTTGTTTCTGTTGGTATAACCCGTATCCTATCTGACCTGCGGCCTGTATTGCTCCTAGTGCTGCTAAACTAATCATGTTAGTATAAATTTAAAGTTCAAATATACAAAAAAATTACTGTATTATCGGTTCTGATGCAGCGAAGTTAACACCTACGTTCATAAGTATCTTTTTGACGCTTGTATCAGAGTTTGTTAAAGTATGCTTTAAGACATATCCTCTAAGCTCTCTACCATTCATTCTCGCCTCTAGAGGAGAGGTAAATGCAGGATCGTTTAAGTCTCTGAAATATCTTGAGACGTAGTACCCTTCTTGATTCTTAAGTACTGCCGAAGGTATATTACTTGACATACCTAATGGATATGTCTGATTCGCAGGGACAGAAACCTCTACATAGAATGGGTAGTTAGCCTGTTGTAAGTGAGTGTAGAATCTTTTTACCACAGTTGGATTATCATTGAATATAAAGTCCAATTGTTGAGTTCTAGAAGTACCTAAGAAAGTTAATTCCGAACCAAAGTTTTCCTCATATAATTCACCAAATGTGAATATGTTTCCACCTCCTGTAGAATAAGCTCTGCTACCTAATTGAGTGGCAAAAGACACGCCATGCTGAAGACGGGTAATCCATCTATTTCTCTCGTATGAATAAGAAACACCTTCTCCAGCAGCTTCTTCAAAATCACTGTAGTAGTATAAAGTAACACCTGGACCTGTCTCATTGTCAAAACCTATTGGAGGATTAGATACTAACACCTGAGTAGATCCTGTTCCTGCATTATATGATACCGCGGATATCACAAAAGAACCATTGTTTTCAGGATTGCTCGATCCGTCTATAAAAATAGTATCACCTGAAGATAATACACTTGTATAATTGCCAACTAGGATTATCTCGTTTGGCTTAGTCATAGCAAAAACAGGTATCTCATTTTGAGTAGGAAGGTTGCTAGACACCTTATCGCTTACATAAAATGTATACTCATTATTGTTACGGTTGATGTGAGACCATATGTTGGCATTATTATAACCTCCATATACGTTATTTATTCTTGCGGTTAAATCTCGAACCCCTTTAGAGAATTTCTTATCCTGTTCACATATGTTAATAACTCCTCCTGCTGTCACCACTGCAAAAGCTGCGTTGTAGTAATCATAGAAGAATACATTATTCTCTATACGAGAAACAGATCCTGCGTGTATTGTACCGTAGTCATCATCGTGAGGGCGGATACCTGCAAATGTCTTGTCGGAAAGGATTACATTATTTGTTCCGTCACCATTAAGAGCAAATGCCTTTTGGATATACACAGAGGTAATCTTCCTGTCTTGGAATGACTTTAATATATCACCTACTTGTATCAGTTTATTAATACCACCCTGCTCCTCTTTAAGAGCTACATTATTGAAGAACTCAACTCGGCTCAGACCGTTTATTTGAGTATTGTCAATAAATGCATTAGTATGATATATAGATGATTTTAAATGCTGTCTCTTAGCAAATGGAGAGTAAAGAGCAATACGTCCTTTATTATTCCAATTGGAAATGTAGTAATCAGAGTAGTGAGGATCTTCGCAAAACCAAGCCCCTAGATTATCATTAGCATCTCCAATATTTTCTAAATCTCCTGTATACGCATATCCTGTTGCCATAATACGCTGACGGATATAAACGTCACCGCAATCGAGATTTAATTCAGCGTTAGTTATATTTAATACTTGATTTGTATCACCTCCATGTACACGATCTTCAGTATGAGGATTTAATATAGGAAACTCTATACCCGTCTCAAACCAAGGATCATTTTCACTTTGTTTTTTAGGAGTGTAAATCTCAATCTGAAAACCTCCACTCACTAAAGTCTTATTTGTATTCGTGCCTGTATACTGTAAATAATCACCAAGTAAATTAGAATCAAAGTAATTTACTGTAATCATTTCCTCTCCTTCAGGGCCTCCTGCTGGATCGTACAGCATAACATTCAACTCTTGAATCTTGTTTATATTGTCTGTTACATATTCAGGGTAATAATGGTAGTTGTCATAATCCACAAAACCATTTAATACTTTAACTTGAAGTCCTGTTATATCTAAAGTTCCTGTTGGTGAATATACTGGACCTAGTGGAGAAAATATTACTCTTATATAAAATTTAATTTGATCTCCAGCTGTTAAAGTAGGATTGTTTGTGTGATTATTCGTAGATATAATTAATGGGTTTGACGGATTGTTATAGGTGTTATTCATTCCAATTTGAGTAAATGCACCTCCATTAATTGTAACTCCTACTTGCAATGAAGCTGAAGATGGATCAGCATAGGTGCCATCCCATGTAAATTCCACATTGCCTAGAAAATCAAAATTATAAACACCTGTAGAAGGCACTGTATATATACCTGTTATAGGATCGAAATCTGATCCAGGATCGTAAGCTTCTGTTAAATAAGTAGCTAAATCAAAAATGTAAGTATTTGTAACAACAAGTGATGTCGTTATAGAATTATTTCCATTTGCTAATAAAACATTATTACTTTCCTTTTCAAACAAAGCTCTTTTTCTAACAAAACGAACCAAATCTCCTTGTGATGGATTTTGATTTATTGAAGCTCCTACAAATTGGCCATTATCATCTGACTTATAATAATCTTCTAAAGTGAGAGATATTGTATTATCAGGATTGTAAATAACAGATTTAACGGAACGCTGTTGGAAATTAGCGATATTTGTAGATGGCTTATATAATATTTGATAATTTGTTGCCCACACAGGTGGTTGAAAATCATTTGCTATTTCCAATAACATTTGAGTATAATAAGGCTGTCTATTAAACCCTAGATTGTTATTTAAATTGTTGTCAGATAAATCTGTATTAAAAGGGTTGTATACTTCTCCTGCTGGAATTAATATGGCTGTTCCGTCACGATTCGCTCTGTCATAATATTGAATTGCAAATTCATGATTGGCACCTGTTTTAAAAGTTCTTACAGATTTGTTATTTCTAAGTATAGTAATCTTAGAGGTATAATTATTTGTATTTACTGCTGGAGGTGTTCCGCTAGGTATTGTTGATATTTGGTTTTCTGTTTGATTGAACCAAGTTTTGCCATTAAGTTGTAGCGTATCCCAAGTAATTAGATTTGATCCAATACTAATAGTATTAGCAGGTACAACAAGAGCATCTATTCCATTTTCACCTAAGAAGTCAATTAATACGGTGTTTAGATAAGCTATTTTAGATAAATCTGTCGTGTACAATGTACCATCTATTTCTGGCACAACAAAATATAAAGAAGGATCAGGAAGAGTGGTATTATTTAAATAAAACTCTAGATCCTTTAATTGTATGATAAGTATATCTCCAGGCTCAAATCTATATTTCACAAAGTCATCACCTCCGTAATTGCATAAGCTAATAATTTGCATTCTAGCTCCTGATATATAATGATTTATAAAATCAGCTAAAGGAGCTGTAAAGGCTGTGTCTTCTATTTCAATACGGTCAATAGTAAATTGAAAGTCACTTGTGCTAACTTGTATCTTATCATAACCCTCAACGTAATTTGCTATTGCAAACTCATTAGATGGCAAGTATTCAATTGCCTTGGCTATTTGAGGGATTAAATCGTAGTTTCTCTCAGAGTTGCTTATTGCAGGTCCTGAAGTCTCGTTCTTAAAAGATACTGTAACATCATCGTTGTCAGCCCATCCCTCTTCTTCTTTGATAAACTCTTTGTATAAAAAGAACTCTCCTGTATTACCTATTCTGTATGCTACGCGAATTAAACGAGCAATAGAAGATCCTGTATTTAAAGTTACATTAATAGTGTTATCAACACTAGGATCAATATTTACAGTCTGAGAAATATACTCCCCACTTGGAGGAAGTGCCATAATTGATATTGGGGACCACGCAGATTCTTCGTTATCATCGTAGATATATTGGTAACGAAACTGAAATAATTTATTCTTTAAGTTATTTGCGGTCTCCGTAGTATCAGTAAAGTATACAGGTTCAGGAGAGAATAGAGGAGGGTGTTTGATCCAGTCTAAATTATCAAAAGTAATTTCAGAATATCCATTAGGATCTGTACCTCCCGATTCTGTGTATAAAATTGCCTTCTCAATGTTAATCTTTCGAGGAGGATTGAAATCATTTCCTTCGTAAGAGTTAAAGTAGTTATCTGTCCAATACAGTAAGTTGTTAACAACTGCTGCGTGATAAATAGGGTAATCTAATTTGAAATTAAGAATCTCACTCTCTAATATTTTTGTGTACGACAAGTCTTGGGTGCTATATCTCCAGATCGTATGATTATTCAAATCATTCCAAACAAAAAGAATTAAGTTTCCACTTGTACTTGCTTCTTTACCTTCAGTATCCTCACAGGCACCGATAACAATATTAATTCCAATAGGTAAATTGTTATTGGTTCTTAATAAGTTACCAGTCATTGACTGTAAAGCCCCCTCATCAGAACTATTAATACCGTAGTTTCTAGAGTAAAAGGCATCTCTAAAATCTGTATTAGGTATTAAGCGGTCCTCGTCATCGGTATTTATACCTCCGTAAAAAAAGTTTGACTGTGAGTACATATCTTATCGTAGTTTTAATCCAGGAGCTGAGTAGTATGCGTCAAGTAATTCATCGATAGTATTACCTTGAGACATCGCTGCATCTGCCATAGATTCCGTATAAATTCTCTCTCTGTTCTGAGCATTCACAGGATACTTCTGTGGTTCGAACTCAGCTAATTGCCAAATGATGTAGTTTCTCATTGGCTCAATATAATAGTGAGGGACAAGAGTTTGAGAGTTAATATCTGCACCTGTGCTTAAATACTCTAAAACAATTTTACCACCTCGAATATCATTACTTAATTGTATAAAAGTATTTGTCGGATCTACTCTGTAGTAAGCCTGATTAAATCCACCGCCTGCTGCAAAGAGAGCAGGGAAGTAAACACCGTTCCATGAGTGGTCAATGAAGTACACTCCTGTTTGAATATCTGTTGCACTTGCCTGAGGAATGCTATCGCAAGCCTGCATATCTGTAGGTAGGGACATATTTGGATCCAATCCTAAAGTCCACAAGCGGCCACCGTAATCAAGGGCAATCTTTGTGTATCTCATGATGTCAGGAGGAAGGGCAACTTGATTAACCGAGTTAATATCTAAGTGTGCCACCTTAAGGCAAGGGAATGCTGTGGTTCCTCTAACAACCTCACTCATCCATTCTATACCGATCTGTTCTAAGCGAGGGATCTCAGTAGCCTGTCCCTTAACACGGTTAAGTGCTGACTGAATTACGTATTCTATATTTTTTACAGGAGTACCTTCCATTATTGAGCGTAATTAGTTTGTTTAGGCGTATTGTCTTGACTCGTGTTATTTACAACTTCCTGAGGTCTTGTATCTGTAGCACGAACTAATTCAATCACGCGAGTTAAAATAGCAGAGATAGAGCTAGGCATTACAGCTTCTTCACTA